GTTGCTGTCAACTACCAACTGCAGACCGAGTGGGTTGCCGTTCCATGAAGATGCCTGACCGCCACCAAGTGCGTTCTGACCGGTGAGGCCAGCGCCGATGAATGGGAATACTGGACGGCCAGTTGTGTCGGCAAGTTGTCCAAGTTGACCCCATACGTCTGGGCTTACGAACATGTGGGTAGGTGTCCAGTTGCGGTTTGTTGAAATGTCAACTGCAGAGTCATAAACGGACTTGAGCAGGTCGGCTACGGTGCCGTCCCAAACGCCTGACGAAGTTGCTGCGGTGAGCAAGTTGTCTGCAGCCAAGTTGTCAGAAGCGATCATGTATTCGCCCATGAGGTCATTCAAAATCAACTGCATTGCTGCAGGAGATGTGAAGTCAATGTCCTGAACTGACAGCGTTACTTGACCAGCAAGTGTGGTCTTGCTAATTGAGTTGGATGCGATCACCATGGTTGTTGCTGATGCTGAACCAAGTTCTGATTGTGATGCAACGCTGGTGTGCGTGGTGATTGTTGGACGGATAAAGGTCTTCGACTGTCCGCTGTCTGGGTAAGCGCGAGCGCCTACAGCATCGACTACTGGACGCAAGAAGTTGAGGTCTTGAACCAATGGCCCAAGTACTGGAACTGGCAAAAGACCAGGTGTGTCAGTCGTAAGCACGTCACCTGCAGCTGCCTGCAATGCGGTGCGCTTTGATGCGGTGTAATCAGCAACCGCAGCGTTCATGTTCTTGAACGTGTCGCCACCGATGTGGTAAGCGGCCATAAATTCACCTGCGGTTGGCAAGATAAATTCTTTTTTAGCTTGTGCGAAAATTGGTGCGGTTGGGATTGTTGCCTCAACTGCTGGAACGTTTACTTCTGACATGGGTTCTATCTCCTGTTCTGGGACTACTTCTTCATTTAACACTACTTCTTCTGGCTCTTGGTGGATACTCGCGGCGACGGTGGCGATGTTGGCCATGTCACCAAACGCGCCGATCGGAACGAGTGACAACTCTGTCCAATCCGCTGCTTCGATAATCATGGTTCCTGCTTCGTCGTATGAGAACTTGGTTGGGTTTACGCCGACAGATACTTGGTCAATTGTGCCGTCGCTGGCCATAACCAAAGCGTCGTTGCCGAGGCTGGTTGCGCTGATCTTGGCGCTAAACATCATTCCCTGTTCGGTGTCAACACGCTCGGTAACAACACCGACCGGCATAGATGCGTCGTGGTACATAAACAGGCGCGGTGCTTTGCCCTCGACTGGCAATGAGCCTGGGCGGAAGATCACAGCTGTGCCGTCCGAAACTGTTGCTGGCACGTTGTAGGGAACGGCGGTTCCGCTAATTGTGCGTCGTGGTGCGTCGCCTTTGGCGGCGTCAAGTGTGAACTCTCCTGCAATCAATTTGATCATGATGGCATCTCCTCTTGTGGGTTTTCTTCTATGACTGTTTCTGTATTTTCCATCGTGTCGGCGAGGTAATTCTCCTCTAAGTACGATTCATAATCGAATGCAACAAAGGTGCCATTTGGCAACACGTTGTTCATTGACAATGTTTCTGCAATTGCGTCTGCGTACATTTTGACCCCAAAAAACAGCAAGTCCATACGTGCATTTTGTGATGAGGAATATGCGTACGACCCCGTAGATATTCCGAGCAAATATGGCGGTACGTTTCCGACACGGCCACCAGTTTCTAGCGCGCTGTAGTTGGCAGACTCAATCAACAACATCTTGTCTGGTGACATTGTGGTTGGCTCGTAAGACAAGTATTCGTTAAGCGCTGCGGTCTGATTGGTTGCGCGCGCGGCGTTAAATGCTGCAGCAAGATCAGCAAGTTCTTGCGCGCTCAAGGGTTCGCCTCCCGTTTGTTTTAAGACGCCCGCTGGAATTGATGAGCTCGCATTGCGATTGCGCGCCTCTTGAATCTTTAGCGCGGTTTCAATAGCGGCCTGCGAGGAGTAAACCAATCCTTGAGTTGGCGACAAGAATTGCACAAGGTTTGCTGGGTCAATTTCGCCACCTTGGAAATACACTTGCGAAGACGGGGCAAACCAAACTGGGCCAGCCTGATCGGTAGTTGTAACCGAGCCTGCAGGCAGTCGAGTAAATGATGCCGGGTATCCGTCAGCTGTGCGCGACGTGATGTACCAAAATGCGCGACCAAAAAAGTAAAGATCATCAAATGTCCATGACATCAAAAAGTTGTAGTTAACGGTTGGGTCTGGGCGACGCAACCAACTACGAGGCGCAATATATTTGCGTTCCATTTCTTCTTCGTCTGCATTCCAAACTTCGTTATACATTCGCAATGGCATACAGCCAATAACCGATGCCAGCAAATCTCGACTTCTTGACAAGGCTGGGATGCTTACCGCCGCCGCCCGCAATTCACCCTCTCGATAGGTGTAGTACTGGCCGATCATGTTGACGCCGACATTGGACGACGAGTAACCAGGTGCAAATCCACCAGCCGCAGCTGCCTTCGCTGGCGCTGGACTGATTGCTGCTTTTTTGGTTTTGTTAAAGATCGCCATAGTTACCACTTTGCCATATAGGTGGCAACCGCACGAGACTTATCCGATTCCGACAAAAGGCAAGAACGTGCGGTCGCCGACGAGAATGTTAGTGGTTAACGGCAACCAGCATGGGTTTACCTGTGTGGGCTGGACGCGCGCACATGCCGATTCCCCAGACCATTGTTCGCGCTAACTCGATAGGCCCTGGACTCCGCTTACTGGACAAAACTATGGTGTTATCCGTGCGTACCGCAACCGCGCGCTGTACGTGTTCGGCCAACAGTTTTTCTCCTGTGTGTAACAGTCGTGCTTCGGCAATCATGTTTTTGGCAAGCGGTGTAAACCGCCCAAGTTCTGCGTAACCGACCACGACTCGGCGACGCTCAATGTTTGGTGGGCAGGTTGCGTCCACGGTCGGCGATAAGGCGAACCTGATCGTGGGGTCTTTGGCAAGTTCCTGCACGTTGTCCCACAGCTCTGTAATTGACTCGGCGATAAAGGCCACGGTGACAAGCACCCGACCGTCAGACAGGTTGACGCATCTGGTCGCGCTATATCGGGAGTCGTCCAGCGAAGACTCAATCGCCACGACCCCACCACTAGGCACGTCACCTGTGTATTTCAATGACGGCCAACGCCCAGGCTCAATCCAACCGCGCACAACACTCACCCAAAGGTTAAGACTGGCGCGCAGAAACGACGCTCGATCAGGGTTAGTTGACTCTTGCCTAATTGTGTCCATGTCCAACGTGTAACCAAGTGCAGGATTACCCCACGCCCATGACGCAGGATGCAACGGGTCAAGGCTTGGGTCAGGCGACCATTCCGCCATATACATCGTGGACGGCTCGCCTTTGTCAATGGCTCGAATGCCAGCCTCACGCCAACGCTGAAACAAGACTGATTCTTCGGTGCCTGCGGTGCTGAAGAAACACGCCAACGGGTTTTTTCGTGCGCGCTGTGCAGGCAGGAGCCCCCCTTCGACGGAATCGGGGTTGACATCAAATAATTCGTCCACCACACATAAGTCAATTGACATACCGTGACCTTGATTGGGTTTCAACGCCTTTACCCACCACTTGCTGCCGTCTGGCATCGTGGCCTGATAACGGCCGTAAGACTTAACGATCTTGGCGCCGTAATACTCCTCAAGAATTGGTGCAAGATCATCAAACAACAAGCAAGCCAAATCCAGTCGGTGAGCACCTGAAACAATGGTTTGTTTTTGTCCACGTATCTTTGGCATCTCGACTAACCAGGCGAGAATTAGTGCTTGAATAATAGTTGTCTTACCATTTTGGCGCGCCACCGAACAGAGCGTTGAGCGATGAACAAAGTGATTGTTTTCATCTACTGCTAGCATTTTTTCAAGTACATGCTTTTGCCACGGCATAAGTGTTACGCCAAGAACCTTCTGGGCCATGTCCCCCACAAGTCCCCCGAATGAGCTGACGTAGTCCGGGCTGATCGTTTCCAGTCTCGGCTGGTCATGGCCAGTTACCGCTGGTTCAGGCTGGTTCGGGCTGGTGGCGACAAAATCTTCAT